GTGTGCGGTATCTCACGAATATCGTCATCTATACGATTAAGCATTCGCGTAATGTTGTTTAACGTCCAGCCACCAAAGAACGCAGCCACACCCACAACAAAATTAAATAAAGATTGTCCGTCCATGTTTAAACAGCCGCAAAAATATAGTAGTTAGAACCGTCTGATTGCAACGTAACGCTCTTGTATATTGTTGCTAACGAATACGTTAAGTTGCCATCAATAGTTTGTGAGGACGTAGTGCTGACAGTTACCGCATTAGCAGAACTATCAATCTTCTTAATCTGATATTGCTGACCAACTACCGTTGAAGCTGACGGTAAAAGAACACCAAACGGTGCTGACGGATGATTAACTAGAATAGTTGCATTATTGTTAGTAACTGAATATACGGTATTCGTCCACGTAACAACATTGCTTAAATTGTTAATCCACGACAAAACTACGCTAGTTGCGTTAGTCCAAGAAATATTATCGCCAGCAGTAATTGTCACTACATTGGAAACTACATTACCTGTTCCACCACCGCCACCACTAACAGCAACATTAGCTGCCGCTGTAATGCGACCTTGTGCATCAATAGTAATAGCAGCTACTTGAGTTGTGCTACCGTAGTTTCCTGCCGTAACAGCCGTATTAGCAAGACTGACTGTGACGTTAGATGCTAAGTTACCGCCACCAGATAAGCCTGTGCCAGCAATAACATTGACCGTGTTGGGTACAGCACCAGATACGTTAGCTACAGAAATGTTAATAGCTACGTTAGCAGCCGCAGTTAATCTGCCTTGAGCATCAACTACAAAAGTTCCAACTTGGGAAGCAGAACCATAATCAGCAACAACAACCGCTGTATTAGCTAATGAAATTGTGCCGTTAGAAGTAATCGGGCCGCCAGTAAGACCTGTGCCAGTAGCTACATTTGTAACTGTCCCAACACCACCAGAAGCAATGCTTACGTTTGCTACGCTAGTAATACGGCCTTGTGCATCTACAGTGATCTGCGGAACTACAGTTGATGTTCCGTACACACCTGCTGTAACGGCTGTGTTAGCAAGGCTAATAGTACCGCTGGTCGTAATTGGGCCACCAGTTAAGCCAGTACCCGTACTAACTTGGGTTACTGTACCTGAACCGTTACCACCACCGCCCCCTAAAGTTACAACCGTCTTTAGCATGATTGTTCCTTATAGACCATCACCCGGTGTCACATAAATCAAAGATGATCCACCAGCGGTTAAACCAGTAAAGTAAGCGTTAGGCACAAAGCTCAGAATCTCGTCTGTACCTGCTAACAAAGGCAGAGATGTAGCAACATTGCCAGCATTAGCAGCCGCAGTGGCAGCATCCGTACCATAACCAAGAAATACGATGTTCGTTCCAGCATTGATAATACGGTATTGATTACCGCCCAATGTTGTAGATGCAGCCTGTACAGCCGCAGGAGCAACTGTGTCTGCCGTAAATGTTACAGTATTACCAAGTTTTGTAAATGCTTGGATGCCCATTATGCCCCCTGAATTTCAATCCATGAAGTAGTGGCTTCATCCCATGAATACATCTTGCCATCAGTAGGCATAGCTACTGGTGCTTGCCATTGAGCATTAGCGTCTAGTGTCCAGCTTGCGTAAGGCTGTGGTGCAGTAAAAGCATCTATGTCAGAACGGTAGGTATAGCCAATGCCAGCATAGTTTTTACGGAAATTACCGTTGTAGCTAGTCTGCTTCCATGTTCCACCAAACAATCGCTCACAGAATGCAGCGCCGATATACTCTTTCTCTACGCCATTAGCGTCTGCCGTATCTTTGTTATCAACAACAATGACAGAAACAACTATGTTGTTTTCATCAATTTGTGCAAAGTGAGCCATCATTCTTCTCCTAAATGCAAACCTGTCAGACTTTCATCTGAACCGATATAACCTTTTAAAAACGTATTAAACGCTATGCTAATACGAGTATTGTCACCTTCTTTAGTCTGTACCATGTGCGTTAGATGCGATGGGAATAGAATTAAGTCACCAGCACCTACTTCAAACCACCATGACTCAGAGTTATAAGGATTGTATTGGGCAGCAGGAACTTTAATCCGCTCGTAACCATCCTTATAAAAGTAAATCTTATCTACTTCTCTATCAGCCTGTGGATAAAACACACCAGACACTACGCTATTTGGGTGAGCGTGTTTATGGTGATATTGTCCGGCTTCCGTATAGTTAGCCCAACTCTGAGTCAAATACAGGCTTACATCAAACTTCGGTGCGTGTATTGCCTTAAAGTATTCCAACATCGAATCTTCAATGAAATCACGTAGCTCAGTTAGTTCCTTGTTCTTTAGAATCTTGCGATCCTTGCTAGTCGTATTACCTTCGTTAGCGTAATGTTCCTGACCTTTAATGAACTCTAGTTCAGCTTCAGTCAGATCACGACCAAACTTAAAGAATGCAACCGGAGTAGGGAATAAGTTATTTATATTCACGCTACTGCCTTCTCAAATTCTTCAGCATCAGCTTTCATCTTAGCTAAATCTTCATCAAGCCATATTGTTGGAATACTATCCTCGAACTCACGTATCTTATCCATTACCCATTGCACTTCTTCCCATGATGGGCATGGTCTAGGATCATCCCAACGAGTAAATGTAGTGTTGGATATTTCCCATTTAGCATTAGGACGCAGCAACGACATAGCTACATCGATACCATACATTCTGTAGAGTTTAGTTTCCATGTGTTTATTGGTTGATTTTAATAATTACGATGCCTGAACCGCCAGCAGCTCCATTTTCTCCGCTACCGCCTGAATTTTGCCCACCACCACCACCTCCTCCGCCTGTGTTAGCAGTTCCAGCAGTCCCAGCAACACCAAAACCACCATTACCACCGCCACCAGTACCACCAGTTCCTGTTCCATAAGATGAATCGTGGTCATCACCACCACCACCGCCACCAGCATACGTTACGCTAGAGCCTGTTATAGATGATGCAGTACCATTGCCTCCCTTACCAGCACCAGCCGTATCGCCTGCCTGAGAAGCACCGCCACCTCCTCCACTTATTCGATTAGGCTCTGAACCAGCACCCGGACCACCATTACTTCCTTGTGATGGGCTTACGTTCGGAGTATTTCCAGTACCACCTGCTTGACCCGGAAATCCACCTCCACCGCTACCACCAGATAATCCACCGGTACTAGCACTTCCACTATCACCACCACCACCGCCAGCAGAAGTTATGGAATTAAATGTAGATGTACTTCCAGAACTTCCTTTACCACTTGTGCCACCATTACCACCAGCACCAACAGTAATCGTATATTCTGTTCCAGCGGTAACAGGCGATGCACTTGCAACTCTATAACCACCAGCACCACCACCACCGCCAATATTATTACCACCACCTCCACCACCACCTACAATTAAATAATCAACGCTAGTCACACCTGTAGGGCATACCCATGTAGTAGATGATTTAAACGTAAAGACTGTTTGTGATGCTACGGAATAAGAAAGAATGACTATGCCGGAGCCGCCGGCAGCACCTGGCCCATCAGGAGAATTACCACCACCACCTCCACCGCCTCCAAGATTTGTTGTTCCAGCAACAGCAGCAGTTGGGCCATTTCTACCAGCGCCACCACCGCCAGTTCCACCAGCGCCATTAGAATTTGCTAAACGGCTGTAATCAGCACCACCGCCACCACCACCGGCGTAGGTAACGCTACTTCCACTAATTGTCGATGCTGTACCGTCGCCACCTTTTCCGCTTCCAGAAATAGTTGCGTTAGCTCCTGCTTGACTTGCTCCACCACCACCACCTGTTGCATACGGGTCGCCAGAACCGCCGCCTGTGCGTCCATTACCTCCCGAATTACCTTGACTTGGTGATGTTGATGGAGTGTTCCCAGCACCTCCTGTAGTTGAGCCTAAAGCGCCTCCACCACCTGAACCACCTGCTACTCCGTTTGCGCTTCCATCTCCACCGCCACCGCCACCACCAGCAGCCGTAATTGAGCTAAATACTGAATTGCTTCCGCTATTCCCTGCGCCGCTAGTAACTGCACCACCAGCACCAACGGTAATAGTGTAGTCAGTTCCAGCAGTAACACTTAATCCTGTTCCAGTTCTAAAACCACCAGAACCACCGCCACCGCCAACAATTGTTCCACCTCCAGCACCACCAGCAACTACAAGGTAGTCAACAGACGTTACACCTGTCGGAGCAGTCCACGTACCAGACGCAAGGAAACGCTGAACGACGGTTACACCACCACCGCCAACAGCCAACGCTTGCATAATCTTTGAATAAGCAAACATTATTAAACCCTTATGGTGTGTAACCTTGAGCGATAGAGCCGTACCAGTTAGTGCCATCACTTACAAAGGTCAAAATATCCATCTTGCCAGCCGTAGCAGTAATCGTAGGCGCACCAGCAGTACCCCACTTAACACCTGTAAATGTAGCACTACCATTACCAGTAGATGCTGCTTGCTTTAACAATAGGATGAATGACTTACCAGCTGTGGCAGTAGGCATAGTGAAGGTACAAGCAGTAGAAGCCGTTAGGGTAGCTGTCTGGACTGTACCGTTAGTTAATGCAAGAGTGTTTGAGCTAGTAACAGTACCAATAGCAACAACACTTTCCGTATAGTCAGTGTATGTACCGTTAGTCAGCGTTAAGTTACCTACGCTAGTAGTTGTACTACCAAGGGTAACTGTTGTATTACCTAATGTAGCTGTACTGTTAGCTAAGAAGTTATTAGGCAACGCTGTAGCTACGCTGCTAATAGTGACATTGGCAAATGTCATGTTGTTTAGCGTGGTAACGGTATTACCAAGCTGAACAGCCGTATTGCCAATCGTAATTGGAGTAGCAAAGTTGTTATCTAACTGCGATAACGGGATTGATGTAGTTGCATTCGCAAAAGTATTTGGCACTGGCATTTTAGAACCTCGTTCTTAGTTCATGTTCAAATTGGAAACCGTTAATAACAAAAGGTGTTGATGTGCTATTAATGGTTATACCTAAATATTTACCCCACATTTCAGCGTCAGATTTATACAAATAATAACCAGCGCCAGCAGAAGTAGCGCCTAGCCAGCCAATAATTGCACTTAAATTATTTGTCCAATCTATTTCATTACCTAAATAATTCGTCCAAGCAACACTATTCTCAAACGTAATAACTGGAGACTGCGCCGACTCTGAATCTACATAAGCATTCATGGTGGTAGGTGTTGATCCTAGTGTGGCCTCAATACCTATCTTTAATGCTTGCTTATCCCGAATAGGATCGCCCATAGCGTCCAATGCGGTTTCTAAAATAATATCTACTGGCACAGTAGCATCGCCATACAACTCAACAAGATTGCTGCCGTTTGTGCCAAACAACTTAATCCTACCGCCTGTAGCAATAGGAGAGACTAAAACAACCGTATTTTGATTAGAAAAAAACCACTTCTTCTCAAAGAATATTGCCTGTACATAACGATACGTTCCAGAATCGTTATATCTTATATTAAATGCGGCACATAATATGTTATTTAACAATACCTGACCAGCCGTAACTCTTGCTGTAGTGAAGTCTATGTCAGGAAATACCCCGTCAAGCGGGTCAGAAATCTTGGATGTTGTAGAGCCAACCAGCGCATAAACGCCATACTCGTTCATAAACAGCACAGAACGGAAATACGGGAATATGGCGTACTGCAAACGTGATCCTACAGAAGCACTAATGTTGGTATTTGTAAACAATGTAATACCAGCGTCCGTTACTCGAACGTCAGAGAACACGTTAATGCTGTCTTCACCAAAAATATACAGAAAGTTGTTAGCTGAAAGCAACTGAGTGATGTTGCTTCGCAGGGTTGCGTCTGTAATCGTAAATATGCCAGAAGACAAGCTGACAAAATCAGAATATGAGCCAGCAGCAGAGTAGCTTACAGAGCGCCCTTGAGCCACCCAAGCGCGTCCTGAGAACGTCTGGATACCAGTAACAGGGTTGCTGTTAATAATGGCTTTAGCGGCTGCATTTGAGCCTCCACCGCCCGTAATAGTTACAGTGATATTGGATGCGTTAGTGTATCCAGTACCATTGTTGGTCATAATCACTTGGCTTATCTGACCACCAGCCAAAATAGCTGTGCCAGCAGCATTCGTTCCACCACCGCCGCTAATAGTAACTACAGTGTTAGACGCATTTGTGTAGCCAGTGCCACCGTTTGTAACAAAAACAGTAACGGTTCCAGTTTTGAACGTAGTAACGCCAGCAATTGCGGTCGCATTTGCTCCACCGCCACCAGATATGGTGACTGTCGGGGAGGTTGTGTAGCCTGTTCCAGCCTCAGTAATAGCAATGCCAGTAACCGCATTGGCAGTTATGATTGCTTCTGCTTGGGCTTGTATGCCGCCTGTCTCATTAGGCGCAGAAATAACTACAGAAGGCGTAGTTGAGTATCCAGTACCGCCATTGGTAATTCCTATGAATCCAACGGAACCGATAGATACAAGGTTAGTGCCATCCCAACTGTAAACGCCATTATTAGGGTCGCCAATTAGAACGCGCTCGTCCTTGTACTGCGTTATGTTGATACGCGAGTTAGAGAATGTTCCAGCAACAGCAACATTACCCTTTGTATTTGTCTCAACGTCAACATACTCGCAACGACCATCTTCTTGGAATGCAAGCTGATAGTCTTTGTTGTTAATGTTTGCAGAAAGTAATGCTGTAGCTACATTCCCAAACGTAACCGCAGTATTTCTCTCTCCTGATACGGTCTTAATATTGGCATAACCAATAGGCATGGCATTTTCTAGCCATGAAAACTCACCATCTTCTAGGGCAGTACGGTTTGCTTTCGTGTTTACGCCACGAAATTGCTTAATAACTTTGTATGATTTTTTTTGTTCAGCCGCAGCCATAATTAAAATGGACTGCCGTAAGGGTTAGGAATACGCCGTGTCATGGTTGTTGCCAGAACACTGCGAACTTCTTGTGCGTATTGCTGTTTGTAGATTTCAGCTTCGCCATAGCTTTGCTCTTTAAACTTCGCTTTATGTGCGGCGTAGAAAGCTACAGGCGTAGTGTACGGTTCATCAATAACATCAACCTCAGAACCAGAAACAAGGTCTTCTGGCAGCACAACCGTATCCATTTCAATCGTATAAACCTGATCTGGAACAGGAGAGATAAATGCTGTTTTTTGTCCGTAAACACTGAACGCTACTGGCCTACCTATGTAGTTTTGCCAATAACGTAGCTGAGCGTTGAACTGAGTCCAAGGCAAATACTGCAAAGGAATACGACTATTTCCCCAATAAAGGTTGATATTTAGAATATCAATCGTATTTATACTGTCAGGGAACGCTGCATAATTTAGTTTTTCGCAATTACCAGCATATTGCAATGTGGCAGTTCCGCTAGTGAACGGTGTTGTTGGGGGATACACGTTATTCGATGCCGGGTAAGGTGGCGCTGTATCTCCCAAAATACCAGCTACAGTTACTTTGTAGATGAAGATATTTGAAAATACGTAATCATCTACGGCAACAATAGCGCCAGCACTCCAAGCAACTGGATTTGCTCCACCTGCTACGGGTGTCATTGGCGTTTGTGATACTTGGATTTTTCTTAGGCAACCAGTATCCCTGACTGTCTGCTTACGGGCTTCATTGATGTAGTCCGTTAGTTCAGAGTCAGAGTAAAAGTTTCCGTTGGCATCGTGCAGCAGCCTACGAACTTCCGTGATGTAACCGGATAAAGTTGCCATTTAATTGCCATAATTAAGCGGCTTTTTCGACTTTTCTCCCCACCCCCCGTAATGGGATAGGTGGGGGTACTTGGTCAATCGCCGGGGATAAGGAGCGATCCTGTACTGGCTTAGATTCGGTAATGCTAAATTTTTCAAGAATTTCCAACCCGCTAGGAATGTCATTCTTTGTTTTAGCAAAACCGAGTCTAGCCAAAAAAGGTTCTTTATTCTCAGAACCATAACCAAATATGTGACGGGCAATTTCTACAGGTACTTCAACAGATTCGTTCACAGGGAACGTATATGTCTTGTACGCATATTCATCGACAAGGGGCTTATCCCACTTGTTAGTCACATATACAGTCGTCATAGAGTTACCACATCACCATAAACAACAATGTCGCAAGTTCCACCGGATACTGCGGCAGGTACGTTGACATACAACGAACCCGACGAGTAAACAGTAGTAGCAGCGCCAGCAGCAAGAGTTAAGTCTTGGTACGTAGAAGTGCTAGTTACGTTGCTAAGCGTTGTAAGCGATGCAACTGCATTCGAAACATTACCATCGTTAGACGTAGTAACAGTTACGTTTGCAGCCGCAATCGACTTGCTTGCATTAGCTACCGTAATCCTGCGAACAATGTATGAACTTGCACCAACAATAGGAATTTGGACAACAGCATTAGCGACTGTACCGACACTAACGGTTACAGCACGACCAAGGCCAAAGCTACCAAAGCTATTGGGATACAACGAACCTACATGGTTAGCATTCATGTTGGCTCCTTATGCGTAAGTCTCACTGACAGCCTGACCCTGATTCACTTGGAACAGAGTAATGGTAGGTGTGCCAGAAAGAACATTAGCGCGAATGTTTACGCCATCAGAGATGAAGTAGCCACCAGTATTATTGGCAACTACAACCGCATACGAAGCATTACTGATGTTGCCAGTAGTGTTTGTATTCAGTTCAATAGTGACGTTAGCAGTTGGAGCAATGTAGTAATCGCCAGCAGGAACAGTTGCTGTTGCAGTACCCAAGGCATAAGCCTGAAGAAATGCACCAGCAGCGTTAGTTGCCGAACCAGCTACGAGGATTTTATTAGACATGACTATTTCTCCTTACAATGTTAGCGAGTTATAGCCTGTCACCTTGGTCATGGACTTGGGCTTTGTGTTGACCAGTTCAGCGATCATCAGCACAGCACCAACATAACCAATCTGCCAGTTAGGAAGTGTTGATTCAAAACCTGTAAACACAAACGAACCTTGCTCATGGATATAGAGCGACAGGTAGTTGCTGTTCAGGAAGTAAACCGTTCCTTCAGGGCAGTACGGATCAGGATAAATAGGAACGCCAGCAACCATCAAAGCGCGGAAGCCAGACTGAG